ATGGTGGTGGAAAGAAAAAAGGTTTTATGATTAAAGGCGTGAGACATCGTTTGCATTGTAAATGTAGTCATTGTAAATCAAAAAAAAGCGTTAAAATGAAAGGAGGCAATGGTGCGTCTTATCCTAATGGAATTGTAGGTGATCCTTGGACACCTAACATTGGCGGTTGGCCTGGTGTCAAAGGAGACGGTAATTATTTAGAACTAAACACTTACGATAATGACCCTACAAGACAAATGAAAGGCGGCAACAAAAAACGCACCAAAAAACAACGTGGAGGAACTTTATCCAACTTTTTAGGTCAAGATCTTCTTAATTTAGGAAGACAATTTAATTTTGGTGTGGGCAGTGCTTACAATACGTTATCAGGATATTCCAGTCCGGTAAACCCTATGCCTTGGAAAGATCAACTACATAATGGTTCTAATCTAAATACTTTGAAAGCTGCGTATATTTAATTTTTTTCTAATTATAATTCATAATGCCTAATTTTCAAAAAACATTAAAAGAATTATGTACTCCTGCGATGGTTTATTTTATTATATCTATAATGGCTTTGTTTATGGTTTTATTACAAAATGTAGGAAACCATAATAGTTATAATGTGGGTTCGTTTTCTTGCCGAGTACCAAATACAACTGTAGTATTTATAGTGAAACTTTTATATGTTTTATTCTGGACATATGTTCTAAATTTAATATGTAAAGACGGTCATACAAATCTTTCATGGTTGCTTGTTCTTCTTCCTTGGATTCTTTTATTTGTAATGATTGGAATTCTTATGTTGAATATGTAATTATTTATTTTTATATTATTTTATTTTTAGTAATAAAATAATGTATAATAAAATATAATTTTAATGTATATATAATGTCAAAACAAATAAAAAACGGTTCTTCTTATAATAAAAATGGATGGAAGTATATATCAGTTAAAGGAAACCCTTCAGAAAGAGGTTATGCTTATGGTTATTTATGTGCAGATGAATTTAAAGAAATTCAAAAAACATTAAAATTCTTGATGGTAGAATCATACGGAATGGAATGGGAATATTTTATAGATGAGATATCAAGAGATTTTAAGGAAATGACAAAAGTGAATTTTCAAGAATTATATGAAGAAATGGAGGGAATTGTTGAAGGGTGTAAAAAAAATGGTTGTAAAACTACAATAGATGAAATAATTGCTTGGAATTTTTATTGTTCGATCCCTTATTGGCATTCAATGAAATCTGATTCCCGTGTTGGGAAGGAAGGTGGCGCAAAAGATAGATGTAGTGCTTTTATGGCAGTAGGCGATTGGACCAAAAATGGTAATATTGTGTGTGCACATAATTCTTTTGCTGATTTCATTGATGGGCAATTTAGCAACATTATTTTAGATTTAAATCCTGAAAAAGGTCATCGTTTTATTATGCAGACATCTCCGTGTTGGATTTGGAGCGGTTCAGATTTTTTTGTAACATCAAAAGGGATAATTGGAACAGAAACCACGATTGGTGGGTTTTTACCTTATGAAAAACGTTATCCAATTGGTTATAGAATTCGTCAAGCGATGCAGTATGGTGACACATTGGATGATTATTGTAAAATACTTTTAAAGGAAAATTCGGGAGATTATGCGAACTCTTGGTTATTCGGTGACACCAATTCAAATGAAATTTTAAGAATTGAGTTGGGATTAAAATATCATAATATAGAGAGAACCAAAAATGGTTTCTTTATAGGTTTTAATGCTCCTTATGATGAACGTATTAGAAATTTGGAAGTCGAAAATTCGGGTTTTTATGACATTAGAAGACATCAAGGCGCGCGAATGGTACGTTTAGGAGACCTTATGGATGAAAATAAAGGCAAAATAGATATTGAAATAGCCAAACAAATTATATCAGACCATCATGATGTATATTTATTAAAAGACGATAATCCGTGTTCAAGAACAGTTTGTTCGCATTATGATTTAGATGCTCGTGAATATATGTCTGACCCAAGTAGGCCAAAACCATTCTCTCCACATGGAGCCGTCGATGGCATTGTATGTGATTCCGAATTAGCTAAAAAAATGGGTTTTATTGGGCGTTTTGGAAACTCGTGTGGCATTCCATTTGTTAAAGATGATTTTTGTAAAAAACATAGACAATATAATAATTTTTCTCCATATTTGAAAGATAGACCAAGTGAGCCTTGGACTGAATTTACTTGTGAAACAAAAAGCAAAACAAAATTTAAACTAACAAAAAGGGGGAGTAAAAGATTGAATAAAACAAAAAAAAATAAATATTAAGAATATAATTGTTAAATAATAGTAATTACATTCCGTTAAATAATATACAATAATTTCATTTTAAAAAAATAAGGTTATTATAATATAATGAACAAAGAAGATATCTCTTGGAAATTAATCGACAAATATTTTAAGGACAATCCAACAAATTTAGTTTGTCATCATTTAGAGTCATATAATTCTTTTATTAATGAAGGCATTGGGCAAATTTTCAGAGAAAATAATCCTATAAGATTTATTGAGAGAGAAGACGAAAAAGATGGTTCTCAAAAAAGAAATGAATGCCAACTTTATTTAGGTGGGAAGGACGGAAAAAAAATTTATTATGGCAAACCAATAATCTATGATGACAATAACGCACATTTTATGTTTCCAAATGATGCACGTCTGCGAAATATGACTTATGGGATTACCATTCATTATGATGTTGAAGTAGATTTTATTTATTATGAAGGTGAAGAGAGAACAGAACACACTATGTTGTTGCCAAAGGTTTATCTAGGACGTTTTCCGGTTATGATACAGTCGGATTTGTGTATTTTGAATACACTTAATAAGGAAGTGAGATTTAATATGGGTGAATGTCGCAATGATTATGGTGGTTATTTTATTGTTGATGGAATGGAAAAGGTTATAATTTCTCAGGAAAAGTTTGCGAATAATTTGCTTTATATAAAAAAAAATAAAAAAGATGACATTTATAGTTTTTCAGCTGAAATCAGGTCGGTTTCTGAAGATACTTCAAAACCAATTAGAACTACATCAGTTAAAATTGTCGCACCTTCACCTACCTTGTCAAATAATCAAATTGTCGTGTCCGTTCCAAATGTAAAAAAACCAGTGCCACTTTTTATTTTAATGCGTGCTTTGGGCGTTGTATCTGACAAAGATATAATTAAAACGTGTTTGTTGAAAGATATAGATGATGAACACGAAAATAATAAAAATCCTTATATTGATTTATTTATTCCTTCGGTTCATGATGCATACAAATTTTTTAATCAACAAAATGCGTTGGAATTCATATCTGAATTGACCAAACGAGGAACCGTATCGAGTGTAATTGAAATTCTATCTGACTTTTTTTTACCACACGTAGGAGAGTTAAATTTTTTGGACAAAGCGTATTTTTTAGGGTATATGGTAAATAGATTATTAAAGGTTTACACAAAAGAAGAGAGACCAACTGATCGTGATAATTTTAGATTTAAAAGAGTAGAACTTTCTGGTTCTCTCTTATATGATTTATTTAGAGAATATTATTTGATACAGAAAAAAGATATAACACGTAAGATTGATGAAGAATACTACTATCACAAGGGTGAATACAAAGAAGACGCAACCCTTACCAGAAAGGAAAATGAAGAACTTAAAAAAAAACTTAAAACTAGAGACAAAAATGAAGAAAACAAATACAAAAATAATTTTATCTCATTAATTGAATCTAATTTTAAAACATTTTTTAAGGATAGACTCGTGGAAAAAGGTTTAAAAAAAGCATTTAAAGGAAATTGGGGTTCCGCTTCTCATACAAAACGTGTTGGTGTGGTTCAAGATTTAAATCGTCTAAGTTGGAATACATTTATTTCTCATTTACGTAAAATTAATCTACCATTAGATTCAAGTGCTAAGGTCGTAGGTCCTCGTCTTTTAAACTCTTCCCAGTGGGGATTTATTGACCCAATTGATACACCAGATGGTGCTAACATTGGTCTTCACAAACATATGTCTATTAGCACTTACATAACAAGTGGCAGTTCTGCGTTTCCGATTGTAAAATGGTTGCGAACAAATACTCCAATGAGAAACGTATTAGAATGTTCTCCAGAACAACTTGGCAATAGCACTAAAATTTTTGTAAATGGTGGCTGGATTGGTGTAGTTGATTCACCAATTGAATTGGTCAATTTGCTTAGGTTATATAGACGTAATGGTGTTATACCAGTTTACACAAGTGTTTCATTTAATTATCAAAAAAATGAAATTAACATTTATACAGACGCTGGTAGATTATCAAGACCGCTTTATTATATTGACAATAATAAAGTAAGTTACGATAGGAGAGAAATTCACGATTTATTAGAAAATGGTAAAATCACTTGGGAGCAGATTGTATCCGGAATTATGCCAAAAACGGATGAAAACTTTAAAACCAAAAATAATGCGATTTATGATTTAAAAACACTATATAAAGACATTGGAAGTGATAAAAAAATAATATTAGAAAAATTTCAACATTTTAAATCTATTGTTGATTATGTCGATACTTCTGAAGAGGAAACATTATTAATCGCTACTACACCAGATGACTTAAAAAAGAACAATATGTATACTAATATGGAAATAGATCCATCATTAATTCTTGGAGTTATGGGAAATATGGTTATTTATCCAGAAAACAACCCGTTGCCTCGTAATTCTTTCTCTTGTGGTCAAAGCAAACAAGCGGTTTCTGTTTATCATTCTAATTATCAAATGCGTATTGATAAAATGGGAGTTGTATTAAATTATGGACAAACACCATTAATTAAATCAAGATACTTAGAATATGTAAATAATGAAGAACAACCATACGGGATTAATGCCATTGTAGCTATTATGTCTTATACAGGTTACAATGTTGAAGATGCTATTTTAATAAACGAAGGTGCTGTAAAACGTGGAATATTTAGAACAACCTATTATTCATCTTATCAAGATCACGAAGAAAGTTCTAAAATAAATGGTATGACAAATTCAAAATTTGCAAGCATTGAAAAAAATGCGGTAACAGGCAAGAAAAAGGGTTATGATTATAGTTTTTTGGATGATTACGGATTAGTAAAGGAAAATACGGAACTGAATGATAAAACTATTTTAATTGGAAAAATTAATTCCAGTCTCTCTTCTAAAGATGCTTGGACTGATGATTCGGTTAAGCCCAAAAAAGGTCAGTTAGGATACGTAGATAAATCATTTATCACTCTTGGAGAAGAAGGATTTAATGTTGCTAAGGTAAGAGTGAGAGAAGAACGTATTCCTGCGATTGGTGACAAAATGGCTTCTAGATCTGGACAAAAAGGTACATTGGGTCTTATTATTCCTGAAGACGATATGCCTTTTACTGAAGATGGTATTAGACCCGATTTAATTATTAACCCACACGCTATCCCGTCTCGTATGACTATTGGACAGATAGTTGAGTCATTGTTAGGTAAAGCGTGTACCAGTTATGGAGCATTTGGCGATTGTACCGCATTTCAAGTAAAGGGTTCTAACTTTTCTACTTATGCGCCTATGCTTGTTAAGTCTGGATTTAATTCATCTGGCAACCAGGTTTTATATAATGGAATGACAGGACAACAATTAGCTGCTGATATTTATATTGGACCAACATATTATATGCGTTTGAAACACATGGTTAAAGATAAAATCAACTATCGTGCGCGCGGACCCAATACTGTTTTAACAAGACAACCGGTTCAAGGTCGTGCGAATGACGGTGGTCTTCGAATTGGAGAAATGGAACGCGACGGTGTATTGGCTCACGGAATGTCATATTTTTTAAACGAATCCTTTACAGTTAGAGGAGAGAAGGATAAGGATTATTATATTGCGGTTTGTAATAAA